GGGAGGGCGCTGTTCCCGGAGACCCGACCAGTGGTTGGGTGCATATCTCATTCCGCGAAGGCAATAACCGACGCGAGGTGTTCTCGTTGTGAAATATCCGGACTGCCCGCACGTCGAACTGATTGAGGACTGATACACATGGACGATCTGATCAACCTGTTCAAACAGTTATTCACCTCTGAACAACAGACCGCCCTGGTTGTCATTACATTAGGGGTGATGGCTGTCGTCCAGGTGTTTAAGAACGTTTACTTTGGGTTTTTCCCGGAACGCAGAAAGTCGAGAAAGCGGGCGATTCTTTGGCTCGCGGCTTTTACTTTCGGTGTGCTCGGTGGCGTCGCCGGATATTTAGTCGGACAGCCCTCACAGCCGTTATGGTTCTGGATGTTCGCCGGTGCAGCGTCGGGCTGTGCGGCGGTGGGCGCGTTTAAGCTGTTCATCGAAATAGACTGGCGTGGAATGATCCGCGATGCCGTGAGTAGAAAATCGTGATTAAATTCGCCTATGTGTTCCTGCTGCTGTCGATAATCGGCTTTTTCACGTGGTACGGGGACAACCAATACACTGCTGGTGAGAACGCGGAACGTGCATTCTGGCAGGAACGTGTCGCAGAAATTAACGCCGCGGCGGAGGTGCGACTACAGACCGCCCAGGGTGAAGCTATTACCGCGAATAATCGGTATAATCAGGCGCTACGCAATGAGCAGAACAGAGAGGCAGAACTCGATGAAACAAAACAACAGCTACGGTTGGCGCGACGGAATGATCCTTGTGGCGGTAGCAATCGTGATGAGCCTGATTATCATATCTACCGGATGTACAACGCAGCCGCCGATTCCCCAGACCTGCCAGCCGGTGATTATCTCAAGCGACCAGATCCAGAAGCCGACGGGCTTGACGCGATACAAAATTCCGTCGGAGAAATAATCGCCGCCCGTCTCCGTACCCGCGCCCTGATCGCCATCATCGAGGCCGGTGTATCGAACGGATGCTACACGGTCACAGACAACTAATAATTCACGGAGACAAACACCATGTCCGACACAACCATATTCACCAAAGGCCTATCTGACGGCTGGACGTTAGTCTCATCGACGGCGCTCAATGTCCGTATCAAGTCGAACAACGAGTCGGGGTTCTGGCGCGTTGCCGTTGCCGCTGAGCAGCCTGACGCGGCGTTCGCCGGTGAGAAGTATGTAGGCGGGGAGGTCGCACGGATCGAAGGCCTGACGGGCAGCGTGTGGGTGCGTGCCGAGACGGCGCACACGTTTGCCGTGACTGTTGGCGATGGGGTGCAATCGGTGACGCCGGTCAGCTCGACGGGTGTGGCGCAGGGGTCAACAATAACGCTAGCCTCAGCAGTAACAACCGTTAGTACTCAGGCTCAAGTTAATGTTGCAATAAATGAGAAAACAATTGAATGCTACTTGACGGGAACAGGCACTATTTCAGCTACTGTATTGGTTTATGGTGCGCACACAAACAGGAACACAGACGGCACTCTGCTTGGTACGCTATCTCCATCCGGTACTACTACCGCCGTCGATTCTATAGAAGTAAATACGCCTTGGCCTTATATGTGGTCGGATACGACTGCAATTAGTGGCACGTCTGCATCGCACAACACAACGATTGGAGTTTAATCATGGGCAGCAGAACACAAGCAGCAACATTTGGACCCGATAACGAACTAAACGCAATAATAAAGTCTTTGCGCTTAAACTTTCCAAGCTCTATAAAATCACCATTGCGCCAAACGATGGCGGTTGCGCCTACCATTACTAGCGGTGCGACAACGTCAATGGTAGCTAACTCAAGGTCGTTTCCGCTTGGCTATTCTAATCCATTGTCAGCAGTTTCTATAACGGGATTCTCGCCCGTAGTTGCTATCTCTAATTCTCAATTACTCGGCGATAATATCACGACTAATTTTGCATTGGACGCATTCAGCCAATCGACAAGAAGAATTAGTTTTATACACACAGGCCAATATTTTGAATTAAGATTTATAGCTTCCGCTAATAATATTTTTTATGTGAAAGTAGATGGGGAGTATGAAAGCGTAACACCAATTACTGAAACTTTAGCTTATAGGAAGTATGATCTGGGATCGTCAGCAACTAGAAAAATAGAGATAATTGCTGGTGGCGCAACTACTTCTCACGTCATAAGAAATATAATTATCGGCCCAACAGATACTATAACGAAAGTAAGTCCTGATGCCATTCACTGTATCGCCGTTGGGGATAGTTTTTGTGCAAACGCTTCGTCATTTCCAAATTCATTTGCTACTGCTTTAGGGTGGAGTAATGTATGGGGCTCAGGTGTTTCTGGTAGTGGCTATGTGCATACAGCAGGTGATACGTTGCCGACTTACGGAATGCGCTTGCAGCATGATGTAATTGATTATGAGCCTCAAGTCGTTATATTCTGCGGCTCTGTCAATGATGACGCTTATACCTATGCTCAGATATACGCAGCCGCACTCGATGTTTATACACGCACTAAATCGAGTTTACCAAACGCTTTAATTGTTGCTTTTCATACGGCCAGAGGAGGTGCTGATACTGAAACATCCGCATCTATTGCTAATCGTGCAGCTAAAAAAGCCGCTGCTGCTGCTGCTGGTATTATGTGGGTTGATCCTACCGAACAAGAAAACGAACTCCCTTATAAAACCGGAACGGTAGTTACCACCGCAGCCGCAGGTGCTTCCTTATTTATTATTGACATACCATTTATCAATGAAGGCTATGGCTTGATAAATCAAACTATCAGCCTTGGTGATGATGCTGGTGGTACTGGTGAGCGGTATTTAGTCATTGATGTGACAGCATCCGGGCTTAATACTTTGGTTACGATTGCCGGTACTTTGGCTACCGAAGCAACTGCTACTGATCCCATTACCATGATCGGCAATTCTTATTTATCAGGTATTGGCCGCGTTGGTGCAACTACTGGGATAGGAAACTCAGATACTTTGGTTTCTTCTGATGGGACGCACCCTACCGACCCTGCTGGTTATGATGCCTTAGGTGTCGCGGTAGCTTCTGCGCTTATTAATAAGATCGGATCAACATGAACCTAACCCAAGCCCAGCACCTATCCGAACTCAGCACATCCCCACCAGCTGATCATTAATCCGTCCGGCCAACACTAACGCCTCGGCGGTGTTCAGCGCTTTGGCAGCCACCATATCTACCCGGTCGAACGTGTAATAGAATCGACGATAGATCTCAGCGTCAGACCGCCCGATAGATTGTTGGTACCCAACCCACCACGCCATCGCATCGCGGAGGATCGTTTGGGCGTCCTGGCGCTGTACGTGCCGTTTGACGTTCGCATTGATGCCGATCTCCGGGCATCGGTCACGTCGTAGCTCTTCGCGGCGTTCCTCTGCCGATTTGTCCACGGCTTCGACTTCCCTACGCATTAAAGCCAGCACCGCCGGATCGAGTTCCGTCAGGTCGCCGTCTACAAACTCAGGCGCGGATCGGTTCGCCGGTACGGGTTTGTGACCGCAATACGGGCACGACGGATAGATCCGTTCATACACCTGCATGCAGGTGGGGTTCAGACAGTTGCGCAACGGGATCACGTCGTCCGGTATTCCCCGGCTCTTACGGTCGCGGGCGTCAAGAGACCATTCCTGATTATGCGCCGCGTCGGGCGGGCCTTTGAATCGGATCACATTACCCACGTGGTCGATGATGATCGCGTAGGGCTTATCGCTGGCAGCTATCGCGGCCAGGCGTTCGGCTTTGGTCTCCGGTACCCCGCCGGGCAGGTGGATTGTCGATGCGCGGTTGAACTGCTGGGCGTATAAGCCTAGCGATTCGATGGGTCGCGCCATGATCACAACGTCAACATTTGGTAGGTCTACACCCTCCCCGAACAGGTCGACATTAATCAGCACTTTCAATTCGCCGTTGTGGTTCTTTACCATGATGCTGGAGCGTTCGGCGTCGGGCGTCTTTGCGCTGACCACCGCCGCCGGTATGCCCACCGCGTTGAAATCCCGCGCCATGTCGGTAGCGGTCTGCACGTCCGACACATAGACAATGGCCGATTTGCCGGGCGCTATCTTCTGGTAGTTCTTCACCACGTCGCCCACGATGTGCGACCGGCGCACGGCCTTCGTTACGGCGCCCTGTTTAAAGTCGCCATTCGCGCCGATGTCTGACTGATCGGGGCGCACGAAATCACCCTCCGGACAGAATATCCGATACTCCAGCAGCCAGCCTTCATTGATCGCCTCGCGCATTTGCAGACCGACGACCATCGTATCGGCCACACCGTCGGCATGCCGCCCAAGGCCTTTACCGTCAGCACGGCACGCGGTCGCTGTGACCAACAGGCCGCGAGCGTTCGGGAACATATCAATCGCCCGACCCCATTTGTTATCTGCAATCACGTGATGACCTTCATCGACGACCCACGTGTCTACTCGTTGCGCCCATTCGTAGGTGCGATGGTCTGCTGACTTGGGCGGCTTTTTACCAGATAGCGCGTCGGTGCGCTCATAGTCTACGGACCGTCCGATACCCCACTGGCCCGCACGTTTCGGGCCGTACTCGACCAGCGAGCCATCGACCAGGCGATGCACGTAGAAATCGCCATCCACGCCGGTGCCCATTTTGCTGATCAGCGTATCGACACTGGCGACGGCTCGCGTCGCGCCGGGTTGATAGAACGACGATCCGGTCTCTTTGACCTGCCGCTTGACGATGCGGGCGATCACATTCTCTGGCGCGATGATGCGATGGGCTACTTTACACCTGGCCAGCGCAACGGACATTTGGCTGACCAGTTCCTGCCGGTGGGCGATGGCGCAACCGGCGCCCTGGGCTTCGGCGAGGATGCCCGCAAACACGACGGTCTTACCGGTACGCGTGGCCTGCACCGCCATGACGACGTCGTGCTCTTGCCACGCTTCGTGAATCGCATCAACCAGTTCTGATTGATAGGGTCGGTATTTGATCATGCTGTACGGTTCGCCATAATGATTGCGCGGCGACCGTCGGGGCCGTCCCACATGATACGGTCTTTATGCTCCGATAGGGTGATGATCAACGTATCGGCACCCTCCGCCATTTCCTCGACTTGTCGCTTGTCGAACGGAATATCATTGATCAAATAGATATGCCCGCTCCTTGAACTGCTGGAAGGCGTCACGGTCATCTCTGACAGCGTGAGCACGTACTGCGTGCCGGTCATGAACAGTCTGTCGATCTGCGGAAACTTGCCCTGACGATCTACCGGGTTCATCGCTTTGTCGTAGAAGCCCTCGGGCAGTTCTGTTGGAATCATGCGCAGCTGGCCTCCGTTCGTGGCGATCAATCGTATACCGTCGGAGTATAGGAAGTTCAGGTACCCGCGCAGATCTTTAACTCCGACAGCTTTAGCGACCCACTGTTCCGGCGTTTTGGCCTTGGCGGGGATCGGCGGCATGAAGTACGCATATAATGGCGCCACCATATCGGACGGTATGCCGTACAGTTCGGCCCAGTCCAGCACCATCTTCTGTGCTTCCTGTTTGTTCGGCTTCTTCACGCCGACGGCTGCGGTGGCTATCTCGCGTGGAGTGCTCATGGTATCACCTGCCAGATGCGCATGCGGCCTATCATACTCGCGGGCACTTTGTCGGATGGATACATGGTTCGGTGCAATACCCGCAGCGTACGCTGTTTAACCATCGGCGCTAACTTGTACCCGCCGCCTGGGCCGCGAAACCCTACCACCATACCGCCCTTACTCAATGCGCTCATGATCGGTTCGATAAGTGACGTGCTGCGGTTCGTCTGTTTGGCTATCATTGCGACGGTTACGATCGAGTCGTACTTACTAAGTATGCTGATGATCTCCAGCGCTAACATTGTTCTACTTTTTAACATGACATTTCCTCGGTTCTATTGTTGACGTGTTCGTCATTATCGTGTATTGTTCGAGCCGTGTCAACAACTAACCAAAGGAAATACACACATGAGCACACTATCTTTTACTATTGAAACCGAAGACCATGCCGTCGTGTCGGCTACGGCCAAAATGCTGCTGAACCTTGTCGGGGAGGCTGCCGATGCACCTGTACCGGAACACCCGACGGTTGAGCCTGAACCCACCGTACTCGCGCCGGTTGCCAAGACCTACGACGTGGACGGTCGCATGTACACCGCCGAGCAGGTTATCGCCGGGGGCTGGTCGCCTACCGATCTACTCGCTAAAGGCTGGTCAGTGGCCCGGGTCGCCGAGGTACTGAACATACCTATCGACGACGTGGTGGCTGAGGATGGTACCGGCGAAGAAGACGGCTCGTGGGCTGAAGGCTTCGATGACCGTAAAGGTCCCGAATTGGACAGTCGCGACATGCCGTGGGATGCACGTATCCATGCAGGCACTAAGACGAAGATATCGGACGGTAGCTGGAAGAAGAAAAAAGGTGTCGATAAGGACGTGGTCGAACAGGTGGAAGCCGAACTGATCAACCTGATGTCGATCCCCTCCGCCACCACCGAACCGGAACCCGTTGTAATCCCACCACCCGCAGCTGCCGAGCCTGAGCCCGAACCCGTTGTGATCGCACCGCCTGTAGCCGAAGCCGACGGCATGTCCTTCGCGAAATTCCTCAAGGCGTGCGCTGATAAAATGACCGCCGGTGAGACGAGCATGGAGCGCGTTCTGGAGGTGGTAAACGCTAAAGGTATCGCTAACCTGCGATTGGTGGGTAAAGTCCCCGAACATATTCCTGAACTATGGGCTGAAATCTCAACACACCAAAAGGTGGCTAAATGAGCGGCGAACACTCCACCATCCCGCCATCATCGGCAGCGCGACGGGTGCAGTGTCCCGGTTCTAATCTGATGGAGTCGCTACACCCCGAGACGGAAGAAAGTGACGACGCCCGAGAGGGCACCGCCTCGCACGAGTTGGCCGCGCTGATGGTCGAGTCGGCAAGCCGCGCCCGAACAGCTTGGCCAGACGAGGCTGTCGGTCAGGCGGCCAGCAACGGCGTGATCTGGACGCAGGAAAGCTACGACGCTGCGGAGATGTACGCGGAGGCGATCCGGGAGGTTATGCTGGCGACAAGCACGTTCACACCGCATGTGGAGGATCGTGTCGAGGTTTCGCGCATCCACCCCGAGCTGTGGGGCACGACGGATTGCTGGCTGTTCGACAAGAATTCCGGCACGCTGTATGACTGGGATTATAAATACGGCCATCGACCTGTCGAGATCTTCGAGAACTGGCAGATGATCGAGTATGTGACAGGCATCCTCGATAAGCTGGAGATCGACGGTCTGGCAGATCAGCACACCCGCGTCGTGATGACCATCGTGCAGCCGCGTGCGTACCACCGTGACGGGCCGATCCGTAGCTGGTCGGTGCTGGCGTCCGATCTGCGCGGGTACGTGAATCGCCTGATCGACGTGGAGGCGGAGGCGTTGGGCCCTGATCCGGGCACGCGTGCTGGTGCTGAGTGTCGAGACTGTACGGCGCGCCACGCCTGCGACACGTTGCACGCGGCATGTGGGTCGGTGCTGGAGTTCGTCGGCAAGCCGATCCCCGTCAGCCTGGAACCCGACGCGGTCGGTACGCTGCTGGTCATGTACCGACGTGCGGCCGACATCCTAAAGGCCGGTCTGTCCGGTCTGGAGGCACACGCGGAAGGGCTGATTGCATCCGGCGGAACGGTGCCCGGCTTCGCGATGGAGCAAGGCTACGGTCGCCAGAAATGGACTGAGGATAACGACTCGATCATCCAGATGTGCGATCTGCTCAGTGTGGATATCCGCAAACCGGCGGAACCCGTCACGCCTAAACAAGCGTTAAAATTAGGCGTTGACGAGTCCGTCATTACGGAGTATTCTATTACTCCACGGACTGACGCTAAGTTAGTTCCTGCAACACAAACCATCGCTTCGGCGGTATTCTCAAAGAGGAAAACGTAATGGCTGTAGTAAATGAAGGTAATAATGTCGTCACAGCAGACGGCATCATCATGTGGGATGGCTTGACCACTCCAGATCTGGACGAACGCACAGGCGCACCGGTGCACAATCTGACCGTTGCTATTCGCGAAAGTGACAAAGCGGAAATCGAGCAGCTGGCGCAATCGGTATTAAACACCAGTGAGTTTAAAGGGGTTCTGCCCTCTAATGGTAAATGGCCCATAAAGGCTATTGACGTAAGTCGTTTTGGCGAATCAGCTGCATTGCTGAATGGGTGCATCGCTGTTACAGCCCGCACTCGCAATGGTGCTCCGCAGGTATTTGATGCCAACGGGCAAGAATTGAACGCGATGCAGTACGGTAAGATGCTTTATCCCGGTGCCGTGGTGAAATTGCTGATCCACGCCTATGCGTACAACGCCACGGGTAATAAAGGTGTGAGTGCAGGGCTAGATGGTGTGCAGATCATAGACGCCACCGCACCTAAACTCGACGTCGGTGGCGGTATGGCGGCCAGTCAGGTAGCGGCCTGCTTTGGTGCTCCAGCGGCAACCACCACTCCACCACCGACCCACGTCGCGGCGAACGGGGCTGTGATTACGCCACCGCCAACCGTGCAGCCTAACATGGGCTTTGTCGAGAACGCGGGCGTCGTCACACCTCCACCACCTGCGCACACCATGACCGCCGCCGCCCAGGGCATGACATACGAAGCGGCTATCAATGCGGGCTGGACTGACGAACTGCTGATCGCTAAAGGGATGATGTTGCCATGAGGTTTGGCGTACCCCCTGCGATAGCGCTGATGCTTGACAACCACGATGCGTGGCAGCCGTCCATGTCTGCTATGCGGTCGGTCGGTCGGTCGGTCGGTGGGGTGCCTCCGGTATCTCGTCCGGGTCGCACAGGCATTCCGGCTGCACGACGGGCCAAGCGTAAGCAGCGCAACCGATAAACTAACCACGGCCAAGGATGGCTATTTTTTAAGAGTAAAGACTGATGTACATCAAAATTATGAAATCCAGACACCGTCGGGACTTTGTCGCGATCTATGCGTGCGAGCACTGTGGCTCGGAACAGGAGGGCAGTGGGTACGATGACACGAATTTTCACCAAAACGTGATACCGGTTATGGTGTGCAAAAATTGCGGTCAGAAAGCGGGGCCAGACTATCGCCCTCAGACGACCAAGTACCCTGATGCTATGGTCGTCTAAAATGACCACCCTCTATCTAGACACCGAAACATATAACGAGCAGCCGATCACGGTCGGGACGTATCGTTATGCTGAGACTACTCATGACAGATGACTACATCTACGATATTGAGACATATCCTAATTTTTACTCATTTACCGCGATAAACGCAAAGACTGGTGATTGTTGGGTGTATGAGATTAGCGACCGTCGGAATGATATAACCGAACATTTGCAATTCTTGTGGGCATTGGCCGATAGTCGATCCCGAGCAGTTGGATTTAACAATGAAGGATTTGATTATCCTGTGGTTCACTTGATCATGCAATTAGGTGAATCGATTACCGTTGATCATATTTACAATAAGGCGATGAGTATCATTAACTGTGATTGGAATGACCGATTCCAACACATGATATGGGAATCTGACAGGTTTATAGAACAGGTTGATTTGCTAAAAATTCATCACTTTGACAACGTGTCGAAAGCAACGAGTTTAAAAATGCTTGAGTTCAATATGCGGTCAAACAGTATTGAAGAGCTACCATTCGAACCAGGTACTGTTCTAAACAGCGATCAGATGGATGTGGTACTGACCTACAACCATCATGACGTAACCGAAACCCTTGAATTCTACAATCATAGTAAACCTATGATTGAGTTCCGCGAAGAGCTGAGTGAACGATATGATCGGAATTTCATCAACTTCAACGACACAAAGATCGGTAAAGAATACTTGATCATGGAGTTGGAAAAAGCAGGTATCCCATGTTACGACAAGTCAAGTGGTCGCAGGGAACCTCGGCAGACTATCCGTCATATGATCTGCCTGGGTGATGTGGTGCTTCCTTATATTCGATTCGATCACCCTGCTTTCAATCGCTTCCTTGACTGGTTAAGAATACAAACAATCACCGAGACCAAGGGTGTTTTTAAAGACTTGAGCGTCAGTGTAGCCGGCTTTGACTTTGTGTTCGGTCTCGGGGGAATTCACGGGTCCATTGACAGCGCGATAGTCGAAGCCGACGAACAATACACCATTATTGATCTGGATGTGACTAGCTTCTATCCCAGTTTGGCTATCGTGAATCGCCTTTATCCTGCACATTTGGGCGAGAAATTCTGCGATATTTATTCCAGATTAAAAGACGAACGTGTGAATCACGCAAAAGGTAGCGCGATCAATGCCATGTTGAAACTGGGATTGAACGGAACCTTCGGTGATTCTAATAGCGTTTACAGTCCTTTCTATGATCCACAGTTCACCATGGCTATCACAATAAACGGTCAGCTGTCTTTGTGTATGCTGGCTGAACAACTAATGAAGGTCGAAGGTCTGCGAATGATTCAGGCGAACACCGACGGCGTGACTGTCTATGTTCCGCGCAATCAGATAGAACGTGTTTATATGGTGAGGGATGAATGGTGCCTGACCACAGGACTCGAATTAGAAGAAGCTTTGTACAGTCGAATGATGATCCGCGACGTGAATAATTATATCGCTGAATACACTGACGGGAAGGTGAAGCGAAAAGGTGCCTACGAATATCAGCTGGGGTGGCATCAAAACCATTCTTGTAAAGTTGTGGCAAAAGCTGCTGAGTCGGCGTTATTAGACGACGAAAATATTGAAAACTATATAAAAACCCATCCTCAACCTCTTGATTTTATGCTGCGAACAAAGATACCCCGAGGATCTAAACTGATGATGGGTGACATACAGCTGCAAAATATCACTCGGTATTATATAAGCAACTCTGGAGGGTCGATCACCAAGGTCATGCCGCCAATGAAGGGTAAAGAGATACTGACCTTTCAGATTTATGAAATGCCAGACGGGTCACGCGCTCAGGCTCGAACCAAAACGGAGATTAAGAAGTTTGAGAAAAAGGGGACATTCATCGGAACACAGGGAATACCCGCAAAGGAACGAAGATTCGACATCAACAAAGGATGGTTGATAACCCCTTGCAACAATTTAGCAGAAATCACTGACTTCGATTTCAATTACGACTGGTACATCAATGAGGCCAGGAAATTAGTGGATCCATTGAGGACATTTAAATGACACCCACCCTGCCGCTATCCGCTGCAGGCTTTGAAGACTATCGATATAAAAAAGAGGATTGATATTATGAAAACAGCAGAACAAGAACTAGCAGATGTGAATCACGTACTGAATCGGGCACTATCGGTGTGTAGAAGCGCCAAAGCTATCGCGAAGCGGGAAGGACGTGACACGAACTGGCCCGCGTTTCTAAAAGGCATCAACGCCGTGTTGAACGCGGCAAACACGTTGGGATTGCCCGAGGCTGTACGTGACGATTTTGAATCGTGGGTACGCGAAACCGCCTTTTTTGCACACTTCGAAGGTGAAGAACTGACTCGCGATGGTTTAGGGTACGAGGATGCAGCGGTACACGGTGCCTGGTTAGGGTACTTACGCAACCGGGTGCCTCAACCTGCACCAGCCCCGGATGCTTATCCGATCTATTCGTTGTTACCTCCGGCACCCTGCTTTAAGAAGGACTAGTGTGATGACCCCCACCACCCTAAACCAATGGGCGATCCGCCACCACGTCAGCATGCAGGCCGTGCATGAGCTGTTGCAGATGATGGGCGCTGCCGATGCGGATCACCCGCCTGCTGTCACACCAGGACGTGCGCTGAGCAGTGAGGCGTCAGTGCAGGCTGAACTCCGACTGAACGCCAGCAAGGCGGGCGGTCGGCTATGGCGCAACAATCGAGGTGCGGGCTACATGCAGGACGGTTCGTTCGTGCGGTGGGGGCTGGCTAACGACAGCACAGCGATGAACGATGTGATCAAATCACATGACCTGATCGGCATTAAGCCAGTACTGATCGCGGCTGATATGGTCGGCACGGTGATCGGTCAGTTCTGGTCGCGTGAAGCTAAACCGGCGGGCTGGCGATACACCGGCACGCCGCACGAAGCCGCGCAACTCGCGTGGGCTGAACTAATCGTGTCGCTGGGTGGCGATGCTAAATTTTCCAATGGTGGGAGAGATGTATGAAGCGAATAAACAGGAAACCAACAAACGAAGAAGAATACATATCCGTAGCATTGGGGATGGTGCACAACGTGGGCGCAGGTGGTACCAAACAATCAGGATGCCGTGCGACTCAGGGTGTTAATTTCAACCTACTTGCCGGCAAACGTTTCGGACAGTGGTGCGCGCGTGTTGACCGTGCCGTGGGTGAGCGGCGATGACCTACGGCAACGAACAGATCCGCAACAATGCCGCACGGGATCAGTGGAGGCACAAAGCGTGCCCAGGCGCCCTGGAGCGTTACAGCGAGGCGCGCAATGCGGTGCTGTTGGTGTGGCGGTCAGAGGGACCGCCACACTGGAAAGCCAACGAGCTGTGCAAGATCAAACAGACGGTGCCCGCAGAGGCCGTGTTCGAGATCGACCTGCTGATTAGTATGCTGGAGGGTGGGTTGTGAGCGTTGATACTGCCACTTTTCAGGTGTTCTATGAACGGATCTCGCTCGGACACTATTTCGATGACAGTCAGTGGCGAAACGATGCAGATGAGTGCGCTGATGAATTCCAGCGGGTTGTTTACGGTGTTGACGCGCCCGTCAATAGGTTGTATTGTGTCGATTAAATCAACGAGACTTGTACCATGAGTAAAAACAAAAACACGACGCCTGGTCGTCGGGATGCGGTACTAAATGCCGCGATCAATCTGGCTATGCGCGATGGGTTCAGTCACATCACCCGTGACGGCGTGGCGAAACAGGCAGGCGTGGGGGCGGGCACCGTCAATCTGTATTACGGTACAGTTCCCCAGCTCAAGCGCGATGTAATGCGCGTGGCTATTGCCCGTCGCATTCTGCCGATCATCGCCCAGGGGATCGCCGCCCGCGACCCGCGAGCACTCAAAGCACCGGACGAACTAAAACGAGCCGCGCTTGACTCTTTGATGTCGGAGTAGCGCATGCAGCAACTCCCCGAAGCACTGGCGCCGCTGGATCACTACCGCCAATTTTTGCTCTACAAGCTGGTTCCCCGCAACGACGGCACCGGTAAGGTCGATAAGCTGCCAATCAGTCCTCACACGTTGCGCATGTACCCGCGTGGCGCTGATTGGCAGAACGACCCCACGTCTACCACCGACGCCACCACGGCAATCAGTCAGGCTGCCAACATGGGTGCTGAGTATGGCGTCGGCTTCCTGTTCACTGAGCGCGATCCGTTCGTATTTATCGACATTGACGGCGCACTGACGGACGGCGTGTGGTCGCAGACTGCTACTGATCTGTGCACGCTGTTCACCGGTGCGGCTGTGGAGGTCTCGCAGTCGGGTAGTGGGTTGCATATTATCTGCGCGACGATGGACGTACCGGCGCATGGTTGTAAGAACGGCGCCCTCGGTCTGGAGATGTACCACACCGGACGGTTCGTCGCCCTGACCGGCTTACACGCCTCGGGCAATGCGGCTTTCGATGCGACAAAGATACTACCCGCCGTAGTGGCTGGCTACTTTCCGCCGTCCACTGGCGGCGATACGCTACTCCCTGAACAGTGGACGTCTGCACCTCGGGAAGGGTATGGCGGCCCCGAAGATGACGACAAACTGATCGATATGATGCTACGCTCAAGTAGTAGTGCGGCGTCGGTGTTCGGGGGTAAGGCCTCCATGGCTGACCTGTGGCATGCGAACCCTGACGTGCTGGCTCGTGCCTACCCAGACGATTACGGCTCACGTGCTTACGATGAGAGCAAGGCCGATGGTGCCATGGCTGCACACCTGGCTTTCTGGACGGGTGGCGATTGTGACCGTGTCGAACGGTTGATGTGGCGGTCAGGGCTGGTGCGCGACAAGTGGACCTCGAACCATTCCTACCTGCGCGACTTTACGATCACCAAGGCGGTCGCCCGGTGCGCCAATATCTACACGGGTAAGCGCGAGTCGGCCGTCGTCGAGGCACAAGTCCTGCCCGTCGCTGCCGAAGGGATACAGCTGCCATTCCAGGCCGCTGCCGAGACGTTCGCTTTTCTCGGGGAGCGTGAATCGCGTCGGCTGATCCGGTTCAATGGCGCATGGTTCACCCGCGAGACGGGCGGCTTCTATCGAGACATCGACGATGAGATCATCCGCGCCGAGGTGCGTATCGCCTGCCCATGGCAGATGACCACGACCAAAGTCAACGCGACTGTGGACGAACTGAAATCCGCACTTGTGATCGATGCCCACGGTGTCGATCTACCTTATTGGCTGGATGGCGCCGCAGATATGCCTGCTGCGCGTAATCTGATCGTTTGCAAGAATGGCATACTCAACCCGGAGACCTATACAATGTATTCACACACCGACAACCTGCTCACTTTTAATGCCCTGCCTTTCGATTACGCGCCGGATGCTGACGTGCCGATCCGATGGCTGCAGTTCCTCGCCGAGGTGTTCGACAATGACCCTGAGTCGGTCGCCGAGTTGCAAAAGCTGTTCGGCTACCTGCTCACGCTCGACACAAGCCTACAGAAAATATTCGCGATCATCGGTCCGAAGCGGTCGGGTAAGGGTACGATTGCCCGCGTGCTGCGCGAACTGATCGGCACCCAGAACACCTGTTCGCCTTCATTTAACACGATAGGCGGCGACTTTGGCCTGGCTGCGATGATTGGTAAACAGCTGGCCGTCTTTCCGGATGCACGAATCGGGCGCCGGACGGACAAGGCCATCGTGGCGGAACGTCTGCTGTCGATCAGCGGCGAGGATGCGCTCGATATCGGACGCAAACACCGCGATGACTGGCACGGTCGCCTGCATAGCCGACTGCTGGTACTGTCCAACGAGGTGCCGGTATTCGGTGACGCGTCGGGTGCGCTGGCCAGCCGATACGTGGTGTTTCACACGCCGAACAGCTTCTACGGCCGGGAGAATAAAGCCCTCACCGATCAGCTACTTGCCGAATTGCCGGGTATCTTAAACTGGGCGCTGGACGGTCTGACCGTGCTACGTGCGGACGGTCGGATCAATACGCCGAAGATGGCCCGCGAGCTGGTCGATGAGATGGACAGCTTGGGGTCGCCGGTTAAGGCCTTCATCGTGGATGCCTGTACTGTGCGTGCCGACGCCATGGTGGCGAAGGATACGCTGTGGGTCGCATATCGCAAATGGCACGACGACAACGGTGTGGCGGGTCGTCCGATGAGCAAAGAGATCTTCGCCCGTACCATCAAAACAGCATACCCGGGGCAGTTCCACGACTACCGACCGATCACCTGTGATGAGCAGGGGCATCGGGTGAGGTACTGGAAGGGGATCAGCCTGACTGGGTTGGCGGCTACTATTTTTGGGCAACCTGACGAACGGTAGTTGCATTCCTGTTTGATTAGCGTAATATACCAATCAAGGCGAAGCAATAACGCGGCGCCGGTAGACGGAGTAACAACATGACCCGCATAAAAAACCCAACTGCCGTAGCGATATACGGCGTCAAGAATATCGAAAGCTACCCTTGCGGCTGTAAATTTTGGGTACTCGATGACGGCACGTACGAGCATTTTGTTAACCCAAATTGCGGTTTTGATAAAGACAAAGTGGGTAAAGGCGCGGGTACTGGTTACGTGTATAAACCGGAGTACCGAGAATGAGCGAATTAAAAGAGACGGCATTCAGCACGACGGACTGTAACGGGACGGATTGCGCAGGGTGCCCGCATCTGACAGAGGATAGTTGCGAAGGCACTGCGGAGACGTGTATGCAGGTCGCTGAGTGGTTCGAGCGGACCGAACGGTGCTGCGATAACGCTGATATCCCTATTGAACGGATGGAGCAGGTCTGTACCACGAGCAACCATGGCGGCAAGCGACAGGGTGCGGGGCGTAAAGTGGCGCTCCAGGCACATGAGAAGGGTGTCGTCGTGTCGATCAGGCTGCCGGTGTGGCTGGTGGATGCACTGCCGACCAACCGTTCGGCGTTCATCCGGGCGGCAATTATTGAGAAATTGGAGAGGGATTGTGAATGATCTATTTATTATCGGGATATTGGCGGGCGGCGTTGCTCACGGTGCTACTGGTGATCGGCTGGTCGGAGGTGGGATTGTGAAACGCGACCCGCTAAGAATCAGACTATCCAAAACAAAGACAATCCCTGAAATTGAGCAGATGATGGATGAATTGGAGGCAGATCCCGATTCTAAGCACGGCGCGACGGGTGGCGAGATTTACAACAATACTACGATTAAAAAGCTGGATGAAATGACATGGGCTATTTACTATATAAGCAAGCGGTCAAAGCCTGAGCATGTCCGGAAGGCTTCTGATCCCGAGATGAAGAACTGGTGATTGACAAGTTTCATAGCGCCCCTTTGACCCGCCTAGTGCGGGTATTTTTTCGTCTGGCAATCAACGCACGCGCCGGTGGAGACCAGGCGGAAGCCGTTGTGCCCGTGTGGGCAGTATAGGCCGGTGCGATAGTAGGCCAGCCCCAGTAGGCGGGCGTCGGCTCGACTGAGCACCGTGTCGGCGGGTAGGGTGTTCGCAGGTGTCTCTTTAACGGGTGTGCAGCCCTGACACTTACCGTTAGCGACGTGACGAAGCGCGAGGCTGTCACACCTCGGGCAGGGGGTTGTCGGCTTGTACCACTTCTCGCCGTCGATGATGGCTTGCTGGCGTGGTGACTGTACGCGGTTGGTGGCCGGGGCGCATCCTTTACACGATCCGTTGTTGGCGTGCCGCAGAGCTTTAGTGTTGCATCGGGGGCAAGGCGTGGTGGGTGTGTACCATTTCTCGCCGTCGATAATGGCTTGCTGTCGGGGCGAGCGCTCCTTGGCGGGTAATGGGTGGCAGCCTTGACAGCGTGCATTGTCGACATGGCGCAGGGCGGTGGTGCTACAGATCGGACAGGGCTTTGATGGGGTGTACCACTTTTCACCGGCGGCGATGGCCTGTTGGCGTGGCGAGCGTTCCAGCGGTTCGTGGTCGAACCCGTTGGCGCAGAACCAGCATTCGCCATCCAGCATCTTGAGGCCGACGTGTCCGGCAGGCTTGCAGGCGTCCCAGCGTAACCAGACAGACGATCCGGCGGCTTGTGCTTCGGCTGGGTTAGTGGGTACAGGTGCTACACCTTCTAGCGCGGCGTCTGCTTGTCGTATATTTTCTACTATATTTATATTTTCAGGCCATGACATCCCTGAAACTTTATGCTTGTAATATATCTTTGCGTATTTATCTGAGCATGTTTCGCATATATTCCGGTTCTTATGGCTGCTAGGGTTTTGGTTACAAGTTGTGCATATCATGGTATTTAGCCTCTTTTCGTTGGTTGTCGTCCGTCCATGTCGGTTGTGTCTACGTTGGACGGCACGATGGACGTGCCGTTGTGTCGCGGTTCGTCCCTGTTTTCATGTTGGACTGTGTTAAATTTAGTTAAAACATCTAATAGAATAATAACTGTTAATACATTATACAATTAACATACTAACATAGTATAATAATATAATACATACTAATTTATGAATAACATCCCTTTTAGTTACACAACATAGAGCGCAAATACCCCCGCCAACATGCCACTAAAAGACCGTAAGACGTTGATGTTATTGCAAAATTGTGACAATCCGTCCGCATCCGTCCGATGTGGGTAAAAAACAATGCTGGACATTTAACGCGAACCGGGATACAATTCAACCATGATCAGTAAATTTATGAAGAGCCTAAAAGCCGAAGAGATTAGAAACCCAGAACAGCTGTGGGCGTTGTACATGAAGTGGTGCGAACAGCCCGTCAAGTACACCCACCGGGTAGACGACCGCATTAAACAGTTCGTGGCAGATGCGTGCGATGTGACTGCAAGCCAACAGATCGGCAAGGAGCAGCTCCACGAGGTGTACATGGTCTACTCGGCGGACTTACGGGGTGCCAGTGTATTTGCCCGCGAACTGCGCCAGCTGCTCGGCGACAAGATCCGCGACTACCGACCGGCCAGCGGGGACCGCCTGCGCTGCTGGAAGGGTATCGGCTTGAAAGCCTGACGGTTGCGTCGTATACTCGCGAACATGAAACCCGAACATGAATTATTCTGCCTTGAATACATAGCCAAAGCCTTTAACGGCACGAAGGCGTATCTCGCTGTGTATCCGGATAGTAGTGAAGAATCAGCGAGGAGATCCGCTAGCAATCTGTTGACAAATCCTGACATACGCGAACGCGTCCGGGCATTGATCCAACAACGCATCGAAGAGAAAGGCGTCGAAGTCGCAGACATTGTTCGCAAGCTGTGGGCAACCGCCACAGCGGATCATAACGAACTGATCGAAGTGCGTCGGAACTGTTGCCGGTGTTGCTACGGTGTCGACAATAAATATCAGTTCACTCAAGGCGAATGGGATGCAGTGCTGGCCCGGCATGCGCTCGATGCACAGGATGCGGAACGCGACAACAGATCCCCTCCCGCAATGCCCAACCCGGGCGGGGGCGTTGGATTCCATAAACGGCTCCCTCCAGTACCGGACTGCATGGAGTGTTTCGGTGACGGTGTGGAAGAAGTTTTTGTCAAGGATTCCAGCACGTTATCACCCGAGGCACGCGAGCTGTACGCAGGCGTCAAGACGACACAGCACGGTATCGAAATAAAGACACACAGTCGGGATAAAGCTATCGAACTGTTAGGGCGTCACCTCGCAATGTTCACGGATAACGTAGACCACAAAAACAACGGTGGATCGTTTGAGCCGATGAAGCTGTCAGATTTTTATGCCAAAGCCAAGCCTGAATCCGGTCCTTGAATCGTTCTGGTTGACACCGGCGTTATATCGGGTTCTGTACGGGGGTCGCGATTCGACTAAGAGTTGGGACGCGGCGGGCATGGCCATCGCTATGTCACAGATGTGTCGACTTAAGTTCATGTGTTGCCGGCAGTTCCAGAACCGGATCGAAGAGTCGGTCTATTCGCTGCTTAAGGTACAGATCGAACGGTTTGGCCTGACTAACGATTTCACCATTCTGCAAAACAAGATCACCCACAACCATACAGGCAGTGAGTTCATATTCTACGGTCTGGCCCGCAACTTCGCAGAGGTCAAATCGACGGAAGGCGTGGACATCCTGTGGATCGAGGAGGCGCAATTTCTAAGCGCGGAACAGTGGCGCGACCTGGACCCGACACTCAGGAAGGAAGGTGCGCAAGTCTGGCTGATCTTCAACCCTAAATTCGTGACCGATTTCGTGTGGAAGCATTTCGTTGTTAATCGAACCGATGACATGGTCGTCCGCCATATCAACTACACAGAGAATCAATTCCTGTCGGATACCAGCCGCCGAAAGATCGAAACGATGAAGCGGGACAACCCAGACGAACACCGTCACGTGTATCTCGGCGAACCGATGGAAGACAACGACAGGGTCATCATTCAACGGTCATGGATCATGGCGGCCATTGATGCGCACAAGAAACTCGGCATCGTGCCTACGGGCAGGAAGCGGATCGGCTACGACATTGCAGACGACGGGGCTGATAAGAACGCCACGGTCGCCGCGTTCGGTCTGTTGGCGTTGAGCGTGCAGGAATGGCAGGGACAGGTAGACGATCTGATGGGCAGCTGCAAGCGAGTACACCTACAGGCCAGGCAGCTACAGGCGGATATCTACTATGACAACATCGGGGTCGGTGCCTTCGCCGGATCCAAATTCAAGGAACTGAACGAGACGACCCGCGCGCGCATACGATCCAAAGGGTTCGGCGCCGGTGAGAAGAAACACAAACCGGACGCGGAGTACCAGCCCGGCATTTTGAATAAGGACTTTTTCTCGAATCTCAAAGCGCAGGCATGGTGGCTGGTGGCGGATCGATTCCGGAATACCTATGCAGCGATACATCATGGACAGGAATTTGCTGAACACGAACTGATATCTATCAACGGCAACATTGCGTTGCTGGAGCGCCTGATAGACGAGCTGTCGACACCCATGCAGGACTTCGACGCACTGGGTAAGGTGAAGGTCGAGAGCAAGAAGGATTTAGCCGCCCGCGAGGTGCCATCCCACAATCTGGCGGACGCGCTCATAATGGCATACAATCCCCTGATAGGTACCTTAGTCGATTACGAGAGGCTGTTATGAACAAACTATCCCAATTTGCCGACGGCGTTAAGAGTTTCGTCAGCGCGGCGATCAATCAGCGGCTTGTCACAGCGCAGAACGTCATCGTCCCGACGGTGCTGAGCGATGAAACGCTGCGACGGGTCTACCGCCACGGCATCATGAATAAGATCATCCGCCTGAAAGCCGGGTACGCGCTCAAGGATACACTACAGTTCGAGAGCACCGAGGATGAGAAATATTACGACCTGCATCTAGCCAGCAAGGTGAAGCGCACCGCTAAATGGATGCTGGCGTTCGGTCGGGGCATCGTGGTGCTGCATCGACGAGGCGACGACCTGAGTACGCCGCTAGGGAGTGTGATAGCCGAACAGATGCAAATCGAGGTGTTTAGTGGCGACATGGTGACCGTCGGGGACATTGAGCGGGATCTCGATTCGCCGCGCTACTACAAGCCGATTACGTACAACGTGCGCGGGCACGGGATCCACTGGTCGCGTGTCGTCGATTTCACCTATATCGAACCGCCGGAGCTCGACGCGGTGCAATACCGATACGGCGGCATCAGTGAGACGGAGATGGTCTACGAACAGCTGATCGCGGATGGCATCGTGCAGCGCTCTAGCCCGAAGATTATCGAGAAGGCCTCAATCATTTTCTACAAAGTGACCGGCTTCAAGGACGCGATGCGCACCGGTCAAGAGACCGCTATGGTGAGCTATTTCACCAAGATGAACGATCTGGTCAGCATCTACTCGGCGGGGCTGGTCGACAAGGAGGACGACATCGAAGTCATACAGCAGACCATCGCTAACCTTGCCGACGCGGATCAGATCACGCTCCGACGGCTCGCTATGGTCACAGGGCTATCCCTCACTCTGCTGGTCGGCGAGAGTCCGAAGGGGCTGGGCGCGACCGGGGATAACGAACGGGCAATGGATCAGGATATGATCGAGGCGCTGCAATCCGACTATCTGCTCGAACCAATTAACCACCTGATGCGCAAGCTCGGGCAGGGTATCGTCAAATTCAAAGAGAACCAGGGCGAGACACCGCAGGGTCGCATGGACTTCGAGACGAAAGCCATCGCCAATGCCCGCGTACTTTATGAAATGGGCGAGGACTACCGCCTATACCTCGAAGATAAGGACGTGCTGGCGAAGGATGATTTCGCGACGATGTTCAGGGATGATGACAGTGAAGCGTAACCTAAAAGCCGACAAGCCGATCCAGATAAAGGCACCCGAGTCACCCCGTGCGCAGGAACGGGAGCTGGAGCAGGCTACCGCCTACATGATCGAGCAGATAAGCCAGCGATTCCGCAACCAGGCGATCAAGAGCCTGCACGCCAGCACGGTGGACAAGTTCGAGGATGCACAACCGGGCAACTATGCGCGGGTGTTCCTGCGACTGGCCAACCGCACGTCATCTAAGTTGATTAAACAGTTCGACAACAAACGCATCGACGCGCTGGTTAAAAGCGTGCTGGGTAAAGTCAACAAGCGCAACCGCAGCGAGTTGTACAGTCGGGTCGAGAAGGCTATCGGGCTGTCCACGACCGAGCTAACCGCTACGGAAGGTCTGACGGCGGACATCAACGCGCTGAATCTTGAGACAGCACAATGGGTCAAAAAGCTACGCGACGAGACGCTGGAGCTGTACACCGCCAACACGCTGCAAGCTATGACGCAGGGTAGCAGCCTGGAAGAGATCCTGTCGCAGTTCGACGGAATGGTGGAGAAGCGCAAGAACCATGCCAAGTTCACCGCGCGCAATCAGATCGGCAATTTCAACAGCATCACCACAAAGCTACGCGCGCAGAACCTGGGGATCGAAAAGGCGATCTGGCGCACGAGTAAGGACGAACGGGTGCGGAAATGCCACGAACGCCGCGAGGGTAAAGAGTTCGAGCTGGGCAAAGGATTGTACTCGTCGTGCGACGGTCAGTGGTTGCTACCAGGCGTAGACTACCAGTGTCGGTGTGACTATGAGCTAATCATCCCAGAGGACGATTAGGCATCCTATTGACAAGTTAGGCATCACCAGTCCAGCAGCCAAACATGTGCTCAGTTGCGGTCATTGGAGTAGTAACACCAAATGATTCAAGTCTTTTTATTTCCGCTTCTGCCCATTCTTTTTTGCGAAAATCATGCGCGTGACTAGCATCGTCTACCCATGTTTCAATGTACTCGCCGCCGAACATCGCCCTTCCTCCACTTTGCCACCATTTAGCGGGTGAACCTGTTTCAATAAGCCATCTAATATCTTCATTCATAAACTTTTACTCCGTAGGAAAAATGCCTAACCAGTCAATCTAGCGCGACGGTCATACAGTAGGTTTTTATCTGGCAGCGCAACGCCGCCGCTTATTTCAATCGTTATGTGCTAAGTGTTTTTTCAAATTCAGCTATATCACTATTTCTCCACCTAGTTACACCGCCAGAAAACTTAAACGGCTTAGGCAGTGTCCCATTGTCAGCCCATCGCCAAATAGTAGCCCTGCTAACTGAGTATTTTTTTGCTAAGCACTTATCAGAGTAATAAATAGATTCTTTAGTGTCGACATTCATAGCTAATTCCGTATATTGTTTAAGAGTTTTAACTTTACATCAGGCACCAATCAATGTCAATCACTAAAATCACATAACAAAGCAATAAACCGGATTCGGCGCAAAAGCCGCGCCTCTCCGGTTATCGCAAGTCGTTATGCGTCAATGCGTCGGTACTGTGCCACCACTGAGCCAAACGGAAATTCTTGCTCGCACCATGATGGGCCAGTAGCAACAAATAGCCGTTCCTCGTCGTGAATTACGCCGACAACCTCATACCATTCATCAAGCGCCCCGATCTCAACAATGTCACCTATTTCAAAGTCACGCATAACACTACGCTCCAGCCGACCCAGAACCGCGTCGGCTTTATTGGTAAATTTAAACTCTGTGCAGGCGGTTCTGGTCGCCTGAGCTTGGTCGTTATGCGTCCGTTTCTTCAAAGTAATCATCTAAATGGTCTTGTCCTGCTTTTGCCAGCTTCCAGAAAACATCAGCACCACAAGCATCAAACGGTCTGCCACCAATGAAATACAAGTCGTATCCTTCGTTATCTCTGCGCCATGCAGCGATAGTGTGGCAAGTTTCACCACCATCATGCCACTTTACAATTTCAGCAGTTTCTAAAAATCCGGTGCTACATAAATGCTTATCGCAACATCTAACTTCGACGTTACCGATACGCATGACAAATCGCTCAACCGGATTCACTTCATTCGCTTTGCTCATTTCGTTCTCCTGTTAGCTTTCACGTTATGCGTCAACATCATCAAATATGCTTCTTGTTCCGTCACCATTCATCAGCATGCCGTCATCCGTATAATATTGTTTTCCATCCCTCGATTCCCAATTGTGTTTATCATCAGTAAACCAGCACCCGTTGCAAGGGTGTCCGGGGATTTTACTGGCTTGAACCACAGATTCAGCGTGGATATGTTTGCAGTCGCAACAGTACCCGTAGCGCATAAGAAGGCGCTCGTTCAGACAGTCAGCCGCAACGCGGTTTTGTTCGGTGTTCGTGGTTTCGTCAGTCATCGTCGTTTTCTCCAAGTTTGGCGGCTGCCTGCCGCACAGCTTCATCGTTAGCAATCAGGTATGCTTCAAGAGCCTCCGGGTGCGGAAACCACTCAAAGCAAACAGTATCGAAATCGTCACCGCCGAGGTACACACGCACAATCTGCACCCCGGTGTCGAATAGTCCACAAGGCATTTCACCTTTTACCACCTTGTCTTCTATCAGCCCTTCAAGTTTTTTAAGTTCCATTATTTTCTCCAAATAAAATTGCTAACAAATAGCTCCAGCGGATAGTCATTCCGCTGCGCTCCATTCCTACCGCTGAGCACACCGTTATGCGCCAATCAACCTTTTGGCTTTTTCGGTCAGCACATAATCTCCGCGACACCCGCAATGGCAACCGCTGATGAGACCAAAGCGCCCAAGTAGGCGCATGTATGCCCGCGCCTTCAGTTCACTCCATTCGCCAGGTAGCACGCTCCTCACGCTGTTTTCCGGGCGATAGTCGTCGCTCCAAAACCATGTGGCCCACACAAATTGGGTGCCGTTCGGAGTCCTTGCGCCGCCATCCGATACCATTTGCACAAACCGGAGGACTCGCATAACAAGTGCATCAACCGGAGCGGCTTGGTCGGCGGTTGCTTCTGGTTTCTCGGCTTCGTTTGTCATCGTCTCAATCTCCTGTTCTGGCGGCAAATCGCCGCCCGTTTATGCTGGCGTTAGGCGCTCAAAAGTTGTTCTTTAATTGTTTCTTCATCAACGCCAGCGCCAGTCTCCATTAGATCAACAACAGCTAATACTGCACCATCCCAGCCAGCTTTATGCGCAATATCTATATACTGTTTCATCTGTGTAAATACCTGCGCCGCTGTTAGTTCGTTGCAAGCTATTTGCTGCTCTATTACTTCAAGTTCCATCATGTTCTCCTGCGCCTAACCAGGCGCTAAATCTGATTCGCCGGAAAAGCGCCGGCTCACTAATTAGCTAATTTGTTATGTCTACAAGTCGCCAAAGACGCACGGTAAAATCACTCTGTCACTTCTAAGGCAAAGATCGCGGTACTCGTCATGTTTTCGTTTAGCCTCTGTTATACGAGCTTCATCTCCGCTCAGTCTTGCCCGCCCAAGTTCTTTGGCGTATAGCATTAACGTCTGCCAGCTTGTGACTATTTCCATATCTATGTCCTCAAAAGAACATAACCGGCACATTAACTGCGGACACTCCGCTTCGCTACGTGCCGGTTATGTTGGCGTTATGCAGAAAAGTATTCAGCAGGGTTAAATACCGGCACTTCACCACACCTTCCGCGCTTAGTGTAAATGTACCCGGCCTTGATCTCACTCTTGATGCCATCAACTAGCACTGTGCAATACTTATCTCCGTCATACTCCAGCGGCATCACTTTCCGCACTGGCGCAATCTCGCCTGGCGTATCGCCAAGCTCAACAAAAGGATAATCGGTGTATAAAACTTGCATAACAATTAGCTCCAGGCGACGCAATAAAGCGGCGCGGTTTGTGGTTAAATTTGGGCCTCAGTGGGCGCTTTATTGCGCCCCTGAGCTTGGTCGTTAATCCTACCACCAAAGCCGAACCACCAGCACGGCCGTCACCAGTAGAATGCCCGCCGATAAGGTTTGTAATATTAGCTCCATTACTTAGGCACCCTATTGGTTTTTATCAACAACGCTTTTTATGTATCGGTTTGCGTTAGCTACAAATACTTTAGCAAGGTTGGTATTTGACTTTTCAATTTCTAAGAGGCTCCAGTTCATCTCAAATCCGTGCCTTTCCGCAAGACACCATTCCACACGAACTCTCAGCTCACCCTCTGGCGATGGTGGTAGAATTATCCATCCGTTATGACTAATGGCGTTTTTAAATTCTAATAGTTCGTTTAATAATTCACGCATCATTCAACCCTCATTAGCTCTGTTAAGTATATCCTGCACACGCCCCAGTTCACGCACGCGCGTTGTCTCACTGGCCTTGCCCGGTTCCTGCCTGCACTCCGGCGGATCGGTATCATCCGCATCCCACTGTAGGCCGCACCGGGGGCACGAGTACCCACCGGATCGGTCGAGTCGGGCGTGGCAGTTATCGCTAACCATTAGTGGCCACCTTCAATAATGCGAACAGTGCGTCGGTTGACATGCCGTTGCGGCTGTGAAAGTACCCGACGAACAGCGGGTCGCCTGATTCTACGCGCTCCTGGGTGCGCACCGTGCTGCCGAACATGGCGTCCAGTTGACCGTAGTCGCGGATGACGGGCTTGAATACCGCGATAGGCGACTCGGGGGTGGCTGCTTTGATGCGGGTCATTATTACGGATATAGGTGCTAGGCTCATTGGCTTGGTTCCTGTTGGTTAAAAGTTTAAGTCCACTCTTCGTCGCGTCGATAGCCTTCGGACGCTTTGGAGGTGTGGGCCCATTGGTCAAACTTAATGGCCACCGTGTCGAAATCCGACTGGGATAAATGATCGAGCCAGTTAGGGTTCTCATGGGATTCGGTAGTAAAGAACTGTCCGCCGCAGACATGCTCCGGCCCTTGGCACTGTGCATAGGTCGATAACACCCTACCGTCCCGGCTGCTTACCACCTCTACCGGCGATCCGCAGTTCGGACAGGGCATACGGCACACGCCTTCTTCATCGGTAAATTGATCAGAGTCCATTTTCGTGTTCTCGCGGTTGGTTAATTGACGCCTCGAACATTACGCCCTCCACCCGCTTCGGTGTATATTCATGGAGGGGTATTGACGCGCCCGTCATTTTATGGTTGTTGACATACCGCATCTGCTGGGGTATAAATCGGCCTATGCCAAAAAAATTAGACGATTGTGTGCAGGCTGTGATCAAGTCGGGTAAGACCGAAGAGCAAGCCTACGCCATCTGTCAGGCGCAATTCAAAGACACGTATACTGGTGAGTTTCGCGACTCGGCGGTGTTTAACGCGTCCGAGAAGTCCGCCGTCTCCGTGCGCGATGGTGTGCTGGAGTATCTGGGCATTGAGCTAAACATGGAGCCGCCGGATCGAATGTTCAAGGTGTATCGCTCGCCTGCCACCATAGCTAATACAGCTATGAAGATGCGCGGCTTGCCGATCACTGATGAACACGTATTGCTGGATGCCATGCCGCCTACGGGTGGTGGCTTTGTCGCAGAGGCTGAAATGGTCGACGCGCTTGACAGCGCTGCGATGGCCACAATTGCTATCCGCAATCAGTTGGCGATCAGTGACACGTTGTGCCTAACCGTTGAGGCGGGCAAGCGCGAACTCTCGCTGGGCTACCATGCCGACCTCGTGCCGCATGACGAGTATGATTTTGAACAACGTAACATCCGACCACATCACCTGGCCATCGTCGACCGGGGCCGTTGCGGTTCGATGTGCTCTTTTATCGACAAGAAACCCGAGGACCAGCCAATGGCGACTAAGACTAAATTACATAAAGCGTTCAGCGATGCCGAGGGCACCATGAACCTACAGCAGATCGTTGAGCTGGCGACCGCGCTGCCTGAGGCGATCAAAGCCGTGCCCGTTGACCAGTTGCAGGAGTTGCTACCCGCGCTCCAGCAGATCGTCGAAGCGGCTAAAGGTGTGATGCCTGCCGAGGAAGAAGAAGCGCCCGAAGATGCGCCGCTTGTACCCAAGGAGCCGGTTACACCCGAAGTGCCTACCGAAGATGAGGACGAGGAAGAAGACAAGCCCGCGTTCTCCGATGCCGACATGAAGTCCTACGCCGATAAAGCTGTGAAAGCACATGCCGCCGTGATCGAAAAGGCGCGCGGCTTCCTCGCTGAGGATTACAAATTCGCGGACAAGAATACCGACGAGATCATGCGCGACGCGCTGGCCACGGTCGACCCCGAGCAATTTGCCGACACCGAACTGGCGCTGGCATTCAAGCTGCTGAAAAAACCCGACGCGAATTATAAGCAATTCGCCGATACACAAACATCCAGTTTTAACAACCTCAAAGATAAGGAGCTATAAGTCATGGCCTTTCCCATTGCATATACTGACGACCCGACCAAAGTCGCGGGTGGTGAACGCTACGGCGCGAACATCATCGCCCTGACTGCTACCTCATTTGAGGATCAGCTCAAAGTCGGCCGCTTTGCCAAACTCGACACAGGTCGTATCGACAACATGGATGGTTCAGCCACGCCAGTGATTGCCGGTATCGTCCTGCGTAACGTCGCCAACGTCGTAGAAGACGGCGACGTGGTCGACTCGGCAATTTACTCACAAATCGAATACGGTCGCCAGGGCATCTACACGGTAGACGTCAAAGCAGGCGAAACGCCCGCACTGTTCGACCGTGTCTATGTCAGCAACGCCGGTGACGCGAACGACGGTCTGGCTACGGCCACCAACACCGATGTCGCTGTTAACGCTGAGTTCATCATGGAAATCCAGACGAACGTCTGGATGATCTATCTGAACCCAGCACCCGGCGACATCGCAGCGCATACAGGCGACGCGGTAGGTGCTCACGCGGCCAGTGCGATCAGCCTACTTGATACCGGCGGCTTTACTACCGCTATCGAACTTGAAGCGGCTCTTGCCGAACTGTATCCACGCTCCACTGCTTTGATCGCAGATCCGGGCGACGCGGGTGCGATCCCCGTTACGCGCTCCGGTGTGTGCCCGATCACTACAGCAGCAGCCGAAACGCGCACACTGGCGATCCCGTCCTTCATCGGCCAGCGAATGGGTCTAGTTTGCGACGTGTACGCGGTTGGTGACGCTGTGATTACAGTGGCTTCCGCGATCAACCAGGCGGGTAACACTACTATCACACTCAACACGGCCGGGGATTTCGTCGAGCTGGAAGGTGTGCAGATCGGTGGTGTTCTTGCATGGCGTACCGTTGTCAATGACGGCGCAGCCCTAGCTTAATAATTTGATCCAGATCAGGAGATATACAAAATGAAAATCGGTAACTTATACAATCTGGACAGCTTTCAGAGAGCGTCTGACACATACGCGGACACCAGCAAGAGCATTTTGCTGGCTGCCGGCTACACTGACGCCTACGCGGGCAGTGTGCTGGGTCGCAATCTGACCGCCATCGATCCGCAGATCTTCGAGAAGAAGTACCCGGAGCTGTCATTCGTGAACAGCGGCATCGCGGCGGATAATACCGGCGGCTATGCACGTCGCATCCAGTCTCTTCGTAAGCGTAACCTCGGCGGCTTTAAGACCGCCGGCGACACCTCAAGCAACCGGGGCAAAATCTCGCTGGCTGGTGAAGACAATGACATTCTGGTCGTTGAACGCGAAGCGGAATCCGACTGGTCCGATAGCGAGATCAAAGAAGCCACATTGCAGAACATCAACCTGGTGTCCGACTACGTGGCTGGTCACAACGCGATCTACCAGCGTGAGATCGACGAGATCGGCTATCTGGGTATCCCAGACAAAACAGCAAGCACCGGCCTGCTGAATTATGCCGGTTTCACCGCCGTAGCGGCTACTGGCGCTATCGCGGCGCTAACTGCGCAGCAGATGTATGACGATATCTCCGGCTTGATCCAGGCGCAGAAGAACGCGGTGAACAACACGCCGGAATACATGGCCGTCAATGTTGACATGCCGATCTATGTGCTGAACGCGCTGGAAGTGAAGATCCTCAACACCGCCGCCGGTTCGGCCACGGTGCTCAGTGCATTGCGTGCCAACTATCCGGGTGTCAACTTCCGTGGCACGTTCCGCGCGGATGATGCAGGCGGTGCAGGCGTATCGCACACCGTCGCGTATAGCACCAACACGGAAGCCATGAAGATGCGCATCCCTGTTCCGCTGACCGTTGGCGAGATCATCAAGGTAGGCAGCTTCAACTACCACATGGACAGCAAGTACCGCATCGCCGGTCTTGACGTACTGGAAGATGCCGCAGGTTACATCCTGACCGGTCTTTAAGAGTTACTCCGCCCACGGACGGGCACCTATTCATTTCATCGCGGAGAGAACCATGAGCGAAGAAAACCCAAACACCCCGGTCGACGAAGAGTCTGCCAAACTGCTCGCTGAGTTCGAAGAGCAGAACAAGCCCAAAGCGCCTGCACCGAAGAGACGGTCTGCCGCCGCGAAGCCTGCGTCTGTAGTGGCTGAGAAGCCTGCGCCTGTAGTGGCTGAGACGCCTGCGCCTGTAGTCAAAGCAGAGACGCCCACCCGCACGATCAAGAACGTCAGTAAGAACCCGCGCCGCATCGGTGGCGTGACCGTTCCTGTTGGCGGCACTTACGATCTGACCGACCACGATCTTGAAGATGAATCGCTGATGGCTAAAATCGAACATTCTTTACAGACGGGCGTGTTGAGTCGTGGCGATAATTGATGACTTCAAGGCACGCTTCCCCGAGTTCCTGACGGCGACGGTAGATACTTACCTGCCGATTCTCGAACCGGTTTACCCTGCTTATTATGCGTTGGATTACGTTGCCGCCACCCAGGAGGCGACGCTCCAGCTATTAGCACACCTGCTCACTGTCGAGACGGCAAGCGGGTCGGCATCGAGGCAGCAGGTCGCCAGCAAGTCGGTCGGCAGCGTGTCGGTTAGTTACGCCTCGCAGACCCGGGCCGGTGGTGAGCTGAATGACTTCTACAGCGCGACTAAATACGGTCAGCGGTTCATGCTGCTGACTGCGAGCCGATACGGCGGAGTGGCAGTGTGACCACGCTCACGCCTGCTCAAATGCTCGCCTATACTACTGGTATGGCCGACCGCCTGGTCGAGATGAAACAGAAAGCCATATTCGTTGGCCTGCCGAACGAGAAGGTGGGCAGCAAGGTGTACGGCGACGGCATGACCGTTCTGCGGATCGGTGCGATCCATGAATACGGGGTGCCGGTTCGCGGCATTCCACAGCGCTCGTTCCTGCGCGTACCGTTCGCCACCAAACGCAAACAGCTGAACGCCGCTATCGCTAAACAGTTCGAGGCGGTACTGGGCGGCAAGCGCGACGCCGATGTGGGTCTCGGGCGCATCGGCGTAGTGGCGACGAACATCAGCAAAGGGGCATTCACAACGAAAGGCTACGGCGAATGGCCGGACATCACCGACGAGACTAAACGCCGGAAAGGTTCGAGTCAGGTACTTGTCGATAAAGGCATCCTTAAGGGTTCCCTAACATCTGTTGTACGGAGATCGTAATGCTGCCTGATGTCTCCGAAGCGTTCGATGACTGGCTGTCCGACTACTCGCTCAAGACGGTAACGCGGACGACCGTGGATTTCGTAGAGTCGGTGGTCGTGACCGCTCGCACGCTACCCGCCGTGGTGCAGGTCGCGCAAAAAGAAAAACTAAACACCGACGCCATCGACTGGTCGAAACGATATCTGTTGGTTCACTCGCCCGACCCGATAGAGAACGGCGAGTATCTGGAGTATGGCGGCGAAGATTATAAAATCATCGACAATGGCGACTGGCAGGCGTACGGCTTTACCGAGGCCGTCGCCGAACAAACTAAACAGGCGTTGTTGGTCGTGACGCCATGATCACGTACTTGACCGGCGGCATAGCGAAGGCGAAGGAATGGCTCGCGGATCAGCACCCGTTCACTGGCCGGTTCATGGCCGATGACGGCGTGATGGTCAACATCGCTGAATTCCTGCGCCGCCTGCCTCTGAGCATTGCACGTGGGGAGTACCCCGGCGCCAGTGGGTTCGGTGCGTATGGACTGCGAACCAGTACTGGTGCCGAGACTCGATTCCCGGTTTGGCCAGACGGTGCGACGGTAGGTGTGGCGTACAACGGCGGCACACAGTTGGAGATTGTGAGCACATCGGTAGAGGACGCTCCCGGCGGTACTGGGATGGCGTATACGTCGATCCACTACCTTGACGGCGGTCTGAACGAAATAGAAATTGAAGTCGAGATGAACGGCACGACGCCCGTACAACTCCCGGTCGATGACGTGACCTTCGTGCAGTGCATGCACACGTCAGATCAAGAGGCCGGGTACGCCGCCGGTACGATTGTACTGCGTGCGACGGTTGGCGGAGCTGTGTTTAGTCAGATAGCGATAGGCGCTCCGCGCTGTTCTTCATCGTTCCGCATGGTGCCGAAAGGCAAAAAGCTATACATCGATGGTGCTATAGGCAGCAGCAACAGTGTGACCGCCGACACGCAGACCACGTTGTTTCTGGTAGCCAACGACATATACGGTCATAAGTATCGCGATCCGGTCATCTGGATTCCGTTCGGGTCTACCGGGGTGTCGAACGGAGGCATTGGTTTCAATTTCCCCACGCCTCAAAATTTCGCAGAGGGCACGATTATCGGCGGTTTGCACTCGTCGAGCAAAGCCGCGACCGTCGGCATATCGTGGTATGGACATCTGGAGCCTGCGTAATGAATCCTACACTGACCAAAGTCACCAAAGTTATACGCGATCTGCTCACGTATAACGAGCAGCTGATCCGCATCGGTAGGCAGAATTTCGAACAGGTCGATTTTGAGACGAACTACATCGTAATCGATGCGCTCGGTCAGGCTGCGCAGACGGCAAGCCTTGAGACGTACGACGGCACCGCCGAAGAGTTAAGCCTCGGCGCAATATGGCGCGGCCCCGTGACGCTTGACCTGTACGGCTCCGGGACATACAATCGGGCTATTGAATTGACGCTGCGGCTACGGTCACAGACATCCCGCGAACTGCAACGCACGAACGGGATCACGATCTACCACCCGACAGGGCCGACCGACTTGAAGCAGCTCACAGGCCAGATATACGGTGAGCGTGTACAGATTGAAATGCAGGTCGAAGTGAGTACCGAATTTACAGAAACAATCCTGCGCATAGATACCGCGCAGCTCGAAATCAGAACGGAAGAGGGCACAGAATATGTCGGCTAATATCTCAAACGTGATCAGCGTCACACTACTGCCCGAAGGCGTAGCGGCTGCCCGCGACAACATGAACGTCGTGGCGATTATGACCAGCCAGCAGTCCGGCCCATTGTCTACCGCGAATCGCTACGAGCTGTACAGCGACATCGCCAGCGTTGCGACGGACTTCGGCACCGATTCCGACATGTACGCCCATGCCACCGCATTCTTCGGCACCACGCCGAACCCCACCAACGCGGAAGGCGTACTGGTTGCAGGCTATTGGCGTGGTGCCAGCGAGTCGGTCGCCGCTACGGCTGCGGTACTGACAGGCGCACAACTAACAGAAACCACCGTCATCGATCAACTACAGGCGATCAGCGACGGCACTCTTGACATCGATGTAGACGGCACGACGGTCAGCGTCACGGCGCTCGATCTGCAAGGCGTGACTACCCTCGCGGAAGTCGCTACGCTGCTTGACAATGAAGTGACCGGCATTACCGGCGCGACCGTTACCGTTAGCACGGATAACCGCATCGTCGTGACCAGCGACACCACAGGCGTTCTCAGTCTGATGACCGTCGCGTCCGATCCGGGCACCGGCACCTATGTCGGCACGTTACTTGGCATAGGCACTGGTACCGGTGCGACTACCGTACAGGGTGCCGCTGCCGAAGTGCTTACCGCCGAAACACAGCTTGCCGCCGCCACCGCTTTGAAAGCGCTGGTTAATTTTAAAGGTCTGTCCATCATCGATGCAGACACCGACGAGAACCGGCTGCTGATGGCCGCATGGGCTCAGGCGAACAGCGTGCTGGTGTACGAGGTGTTTAGCGGCGCCGTCTACCTGACGACCGCCGTCGCCACGAACGTCGTCTGGGAGATCAAGCTGGCAGGCCACACGAACTACCGCATGCTGTACAGCGCCGCGAATAATCGCAAGATGGCCAGCACCTACATGGCGCGGGCGCATGTTGTCAATTTCAACGCGGAAAAATCGGCACTGACGATGCACCTGAAAGCGTTGAGCGTAGCCGCAGAGGACTACAGTCAGTCCGTCATCACCGCCGCCAAAACTGTCGGCCTGGATATCTACACCACGATCAAAGACGTGCCGAAGGTTCTGACCAGCGGCGCGAACGACTTCATGGACAATCGCTACAATCTTATTGCGTTCATCGATGCGGTACAGACCGATATGTTCAACCTGCTGTCGCTGACCGCCACCAAGATCCCGCAAACACAGTCCGGCGTGAATCAGTTGATCGATCAGGGCGAAAAGACGACCCGCGGCTTTGTTCGCGCCGGTGTGTTCGCACCCGGTACGTGGTCAAGCCCTGACTTCTTCGGCGACTACGATACCTTCACGCGCAACATTTCGGCGAATGGTTTCTACTGGATTGCCGGTTCGCTGGCAGACCAGCCGCAGGCGGATCGTGCCGCACGCAAATCGCCGGTGCTGCAAGCCGCCGTCAAGAATGCCGGTGCGATCCATTCCGCCAACATCATCATCAACTTTAACGCTTAACAGGGGCCCACCATGGCAGCTATACAACTCGCAGCAGAAAGCACCACGCTGATCCTCAACGGGCAGGTGGTCACGGATTTCGCGGAAGGCGATTACATCGAACTGAATCCGGTCAACGCGGTTACAAGCCACATCAATTCCGGCGCTGGCGGTGTGAACATCAACAAGCGTATCGACGCGGCGGTGCATGACTTGATCGTGCGTGTGCAGAAGTTCAGCGCATCGGACGTGTTCTTCAACAGTGCGATCAATCAGGAGACGCCCACCGTGTTCGGCGGATCGGTCAAAGAAGATTTCATCCGCGACGGGATTGCGGGCGCTGAGTCCTACATTCTCGAGAACGGATCGATCACCACCCAGCCCAGCAATGTCAAAAACAATCAGGACGGGTCAGGCATGATGGAATACACGATTCGCTTCCGCAACGCTATCCGGAATATTTAATCATGGCTACACCTGAAGAGTTGGAGAAATTCAAAACGGGTCAGGCGATGATCCGTGCGGTCTTTGAGGATCAGGAAGCGGAGATCAACGGACGCGCCTACAAAATGACGCGCATGACCCACAAGCAACGCCGCAAGGTGTTCGCGTTTTACACCCGCGTCGGCAAACAGGTCGAGACCGGCGACATGTCGTTCATCGATTCGGCAGAGTTTGAGCCGGTGGAAAATGTCATTAACAATGTGGTTGCGTACAACGATTCACTGTTGTCGATTCTCGGTGATGCGCACTGGGAGAAGTACCCGGACGACTATGTCACGTTCGTCATGACGATGCTTCCCGCGATTAGCTTCCCTTTTCTGCCCGCCGTCCCTACCGACTAACAGTTAGGGTACGGCGCGACTCTACAGGGTTTGTGGCGTTTAGTAATGTTAGCGACGACGACGCGACGTTCTTCTACCTGGTGCGCAAAGGTTACGGCTCGTTAGAAGAAATCGAACAGTGGGACACGCCGCGCCTGATGGATGTGATCGAATACGAGCAGATCCAGAACGATATAGAAGCGTATCACTACCAGCGAGACAAATAGCATGGCCACAGTAGTTCAAGACCTTGTCACAAAATTTAGCTTTCTGGGTTCCGATGCGCCACTAAAAGACTACAACCAATCCCTCGGTGGATCGATCAAACTGCTCGGCGGTATGCTGCTCGGGCTGGAAGCCGCTGCGGGTGCGTTCACGTATTGGGCGGATGGTGTGCTGACCGGAGTGGATGCTGTGGGTCAGCTTCGCAAAGAAACAGGCGTCGCGGTCGCTCGTATTCAAGAATTAAATTACATCGCCGGACAGACGCAAAGCACGTCCGCCGCTGTCGATTCAACGCTCCGTAGTCTCAGCAGTACCATCGGTTCGGCTGCACAGAAAGGCAGCGAGGATTTTGCGCGGCTGGGTATTAGCGTTCGCGACATGAACGGCGAAGTGAAGAACGCCGACGTGATCCTGGACGAAGTGGGGCAGCGATTCAAGGCGCTCGGCCTGTCGCTGGAAGAACAGAAAACCTTCGCCGGTGCGCTGGGTATCGATTCGAGCCTTTTGCAGATGATGGGTAAGACCAGCAGCGAAATGGCCGTCATGCGCGACCGCGCCCGCGAGCTGGGAACCCTCACCGCCGAACAGACCGAACAGGCGGAACTCTATAAGCAATCCCTCAACTCTATGCGGTTCGGCTTGAACTCCGTCAAACAGATGATCGCGATCGGTGTTGCGCCCGAGCTCAGTAACATGGCCGAAGGTTTCACAAAACTATTAGCCGACAATAAGGACTGGATCATCGGCGGCATACAGTTCACAGTTCGGTGGGTCGGCAATTTGCTCGAAGCGTTCCACCGGTTGCTGCCGTTCTTCGCCATCGTGGGCGCCGGTTTTTTGGCTATGAAGGTGGCCGCGCTCGGGTTCGGGGGCGCTATGGCGCTCGTGCTCTCCCCGATAGTGCTGATCACTGCGGGTGTTGTCGCGTTGCTGCTCATCGTGGATGATCTGATTGTGGCATTCAGTGGTGGGCAGTCCGTTATCGCTGATTTCTTCAAAGAATTTTTAGGCGTTGACATTGTGGACGCGCTGACTAAATCGTTTAATTTCCTAGTCGATAACGCGATCAATCCGGTTATCGATACGCTCACCTCGTTGTGGGGTCTGTGGCAAAAGCTGGTCGGGGGTATCGTGTCCGGAGGTGCGAAAATCGCCGATTTCTTTGGGTTTGGAGATGCCGACGTAGATCCCAAGATAACCGCAGCGGCGGCTAACATCCCGGTCGGTACAGGCGCTGCACCTGCGGGCGGCGGATCGACCAGCAATCAGGTCACGCAAAACATAGACATGAATATTGTGGCAGGCGATCCACAGGCCACGGGTAACGCCGTACAAGACGGCTTGCAGCGTCAACTCGATAACGCGAACACACAGCTCGGCGTCGGGGGTATGTGACCATGGCCGCTGTACAATCATTCCTCGAACGCAATCTGGCGAACGCTCCGACTAAAGAGATCGGTATCGGTTCATTCACCGCGCTGGTGCGCACCCGCGAGCGGTACAATCTGTCCGCCGATGCGCCGACCACGCCGGTCGAGGATGGCTCGTTCGTTAATGATCACATCATTCTGAAGCCGCTGACGCTGAGCATCGAAGGCGATGTGTCGGACGTACATCTTCGCGCCTCTCCGGCGATCCGTGATTTCGCCCGCGCACAGGCAGAGATCGGTAATGTGACTTCCCAGTACGCACCGGCTCGCACCCAGGCGCAACTACAGAAAGCCGCTACGCTGGCCAACGATGCGGCTGACGCGATTCGTCAGCTGGACAATCTGTTGGCTACTGGCGATCAGGCGCTGGACTATTTCGGCAATAAAGACGATGCATCCAAATCGCTACAGGAACAGTTTCTTGACGTGATGGAAGCATTGCACACCGGCAAGCAGGCGTTCACCATTGAGATGCCCTACCGTCAGCATAACAATATGGTAATCACCTCGCTGTCGGTCTCCTACGATAACGAGATTGATTCCACAACGTTCGCCCTGGAAGCGCAACAGATTAAATACGCGGAGCTGCAATTCGCGGAGATCACCACGCCAGCGCCCGGCACCGGCGGACAGCTGGAAGAAAGAGCCGACAAAGGCACGCAGGAAGGTGCGGCGGTGGAGGAGTCATTCGCGACTCAACTCAAACAGGGTATCTTCGGAGGCGGCTCGTGATTCGCGTGCAAAACATAACCGATGAGGCACACCAGCAGCACATCCTCCTGTTTGAAGAATCGGAAATCGTGCTGACGTTGCGCTACCATCCGACCATCGAGACGTGGACCTTCGATATCGAATATAAGGGCATCGTGGCGAGCGGATATAAGCTGTCCGTCGGAGTGGCACACATGCAGTCCCGCAATCTACCCTTTGATTTCATCGTTAGGGATCAAGCCGGTCTGGGTCTCGACCCGATCTATTTAAACGACTTTTCGACGGATCGCTGCGCACTGTACATGCTCGAAGCGGCGGACATGGAGGAGCTACGTGGCCAGCCCGTCCCGCTTTAATCGCGACTTTGAATTGATCGTACAGGTCAGCAAGCGCAGCACCGTGTCTGTCGTGCCGCCGATGCGCGTATCGTTTAGCGCGAACAAGTCGGTATCGGGTGGGTTGAACAAATTGACAGTGCGGGTCTACAATCTCAATGAGTCGCACCGACTGGCGTTGGTCAAAGATGCGGAGGATCAGGACAAACGAATCGGCCTGTCGTTCCGCGTCGGCTATGAAGGGTCGCTTAAACTGCTGTTTAAGGGCACAGTGCACCGGGGCACGAATTCGCGCGAAGGTGCCGAGTTAGTCACCGAACTGGAATGTCTGGATGGCGGTCACGACTTTCTGTCCGGCTTCACGAACAAAACGGTGAAGGGCAAAGATCAGGCTGTGACTGCCATCCTGTCCGACCTGCCGAACACGTCGCGGGGTAAGATCACCGTGTTGGCTCCGATCACCCGCCCGAAGGTCCTGGTCGGCCCGTCTGCCCGTCTGATTGACGAACTGATCGCGGATACTGAGACGTGGTATGTTGATGATGAACGGCTCTACATCGTCAAATCCGGCGAGGTGACCAGCAGCTTCGTGCCCTTGGTCAGTGCAGCCACCGGTCTGATCAACACACCGACCCGCGAACAGTCTAAAATAACATTTGATACGCTGCTGAATCCTACGCTTAAGATCGGCGGGCTGTGTAGCCTCGTGAGCAGCACTGCCCCACACCTGAACGGCGTGTATAAAATCGAGTCGATAGGCTACAATGGCGACAATTACGGCGCATCCTGGTCGCAGAGCGTGACCGGACTACTCGCTGGGGGCTATACGGTACTCTAATGGAAAGTAAGAACCTGACAGAAACATTGATGATTGCTATTACTGGGGCGCTGGCCAACCTGCACACCGCTACGATTGCCAAAATAACCGCGGTCAACGCCGCTACGATCAACTGCCGGCCGGTCGTCAATCGGGTTGTCGATGGCGAGTCCATCGCACTGCCTGAATTTGTCGAAGTGCCGCCGCTATTCATGCAGGGCGGTAGCAGCTACACGGCGCATCCGATTGCGGTGGGTGATTATTGCCTGCTGATATTCACAGAACGATGCTTTGATCGGTGGTATGCCGGTCAGGACTTCCAGTCGCCCGCCGAACTCAGAATGCACGATTACAGCGACGGTGTGGCGGTCTGCGGTATCAATCCGCTATCCGGCGCGATAACGATACCCAGCGTCATACAGACGACCGGCGAAACTAATCACGACGGCGCGGCGATGCATACCGGAAATTACGAGATCACTGGCGACATTATCGTCACGGGTAATGTGATCGCGTCGGGAGATGTCACGGCGCTATCCGACGGTGCAAGCGTTAGCCTGAGTACCCATCTGCACACCGGCAACCTGGGCGCACCGACCAGCCCGCCTACAGGTGGTACGTAATGGCGCTCGTGCCTGCAACCTGTGCGGCGGCTCTGTGGACTGCCTATTCGCCAATCGTATTGGGCACACCGGTCAACTATGCCCCGGCGTTCGCCTCCGCTTATGAGACCTACGCGTCGGCAGGCACCGTGCCGGGGGCTACCAACACGGGCGGTACGGAGTCGATACTGGAAGCATTCGTGGCTGCGGTGATCAGCCGTGTTGAAACGATAGACGAATTCGCACAGGCGCTGGCAGACTACTGGGCAACTGTGGCTATCACGCCGGGATCGCCTGCCCATGGTGGCACGTCCGTCACGTCGGTGGTGAATGACGCGCTGTCGCAAGTCGCCGCGTTCCGGTCGGCTATCGTCGCCAGCATAACGGACGTGGATACAGCGCCTTATTTCGAGCAGCTGATCGTCAATATAGAAAACATCGGCGTATCTGCGGTAACATGGACGGTGACAGAATTAATCGGCGGCGTGCCGACACCGTTCAGCGAGAACATATCATGAGAGTAGCAGGACTGACCGCATCGGGTGACTGGCAATTCGGCAAGGGCAAGGCTTCGTACCTGACCCGGTCGGATGCCATCGCGCAGAACGTCGTCACACGGTTGCGGTCGTTCACCGATGACTGGTTCCTAGACATTTCCGACGGCCTGCCGTGGTTCGAGTTGATGGGCAACAAAGAGACGGAGCGGCGCACCCTTCGCGAGATTGAACGTGTCGTGCTATCCACGTTCGGCGTGCGTTCGATCACCTTGCTGCGCATTGACAGCATCGGCACGCACCGGGACGCTCAACTCCGTTTGACCTATAATGATATATTCAATACTGAAATTAACGAAACGGTGACGCTACCATGAGTCTTACATTCTCCGCCACCGGCCTGACGATCCAAACGTATCAGGAAATCTATGACGAGCTGGTGACGGCCTACCAGGGCATCTACGGCGCGGACATTAACACCGACGCCAACAGTCCGGACGGTCAGCGGATCGGCATTGAGGCGAAAGCCCGGCTCGATGCGCAGGCTTATGCGTTGTCGTTATTCAACCAGCTCGACCCGGATCTGGCGTCCGGCGAAATGCAGAACAAGGTTGTTAAATACGCAGGCATCACACGACAACCACCTGCGCGCTCATCAGTCGATGTGACCGTCACGACAGACCGCGCGTTAAACCTACCCAGCGGGTACGCGGTGGCCGATACGCTCGGGCAAGTGTGGGTTACTACCGCACTGGTCGCATGCGTTGCCGGTGCGAATGCCGCCACGCTTGTATCGCAGGACTTCGGCAACATCGAAGCCGACGCGGCTACCGTAACGGAGCCGGTCGACATTATTATCGGCGTGTTGTCTGTCACAAATGCACTGGCTGCGACGCCTGGCCGCGAAGAAGAGACAGACGAGGAATTGCGCGTCCGTCGTAATGCTTCGCTATCCACGCCCGCTACCAGCACCGTCGGCGGTATGTTCGCCGCGCTGGGCAATCTGCCCGGCGTGACGGATCTCATCGTCTATGAGAACGATACAGACGTTCTCGATGCGACATTGAGCCTGGCCGCGCACGCGATCTGGTGCGTCGTCGAGGGTGGTGTGACTGCCGACATTATAGAAACAATCGCCAAAAATAAGACCGGCGGTACGGGTGTCAAAGGATCCGTGACCGGAACGTATGTCGAAACACTGACCCGCCCCGATGAGACGACATACGATATCACGCACGAGATGGCCTTCGACAGGCCGACCGATGTGCCGCTTTACATCACGCTGACCGTCGAGGGGCTGAACGGTGCTGTCGTGGATACCGCCGCAATTAAAACAGCCTTGGCCGCCGTGTCGTACCACATCGCCGAGACGGCAAGCGCGTCCAGTTTGTACGCGACAGTCTACACGGTGGCCAGTACCTTCGCCGCGACACTGTTAGAAATCAGCGATGACGACATCACATACACTGATGATTACATCGAACCGGCCCCCGGTGCGGTGTTTAGCATCGACACCGCTAATATCACGATCACGGACATCACGCCTTGAGTACCTTTACCGATCAATACGTAAAGCTGCTTATTAAGCAATACTGGGAGCAACCAAACGCCGCGGCCGAGATTGCCGCACAGGCGGCGGGCTGGGAGGCGATTCGCGATATTCTGGCTGATTTCGCCACCGAGTTTGATGTGGACACAGCTGTCGGTGCGCAGCTGGACATCATCGGCAAAACGGTCGGCCTGCGCCGCACGTTGCGTCCTGAGTTTGCCGTCGATTCGGAGTACCGATTCTTTATCAAACTGGTCATTGCGCGCAACAACGGATCGGGCTTTATGATCACAACAGACCGCGCATCGATACAGGACGTGGTGCTGTTCGCGTTCGACGGTCTGGCCTACGTGATCGACCGCAAAGACATGACACTGCATCTATACATACAGCCGGGCTTCGATCGTACCCGTCTTGCTCTCATCCTTGATCTGGGGCTATTGCCAAAGCCCCAAGGCGTGCGTTATAGTCTGATCATCGAAGCGGAACCGTTCGCCACGTTCGGGTTCGCCGAGAACCCAGCGGCGGTCGGATTTGGCAGCGGCGTATTTGCACGTAAGGTATTTGTTTAATGGCTAAAATTACCCGATATTCAGGCAACGTCAAAGCGTTCGCCGCCGATTCGCTGGTCGAGGAACGTACCGTATTCGGTGACACGCTCACTACATCGGACACGCTTGATGGCAACGTGACGGCTGATTTCCTACGTGGTTGGGGGATTATCGGCGCTAACGGATTCCCACGCCGTTCTGATTTCAGCGCCCTGGGCTTTACGCTCGGGCAGTTCATTGCGTACTTACATCAGACAGGTGTGCCGGAGTGGAGCGCTACGCAGGAATATCACACAGATTCAATCGCTAATCGAAACGGCATTCTGTACGTGTCATTGACGAATAACAATGTCGGCAACGATCCCGAAGCAGACGCAGTGAATTGGCGTACGCTGATTGATAACACAATCGACTTTTCGGCAATCACGCCCGCCGCCGATACGGATGTGACGCTCACCGCAGCACAATCGCGCTCGCACGTTCTGACGCTTGCCGATGGGTTGTGGACATCCGGCCACAATATCATTGTGCCGAATGAAGCGCGGGAATATATCGTCGATAATTCTGCCGGTACATACAACGCCACGGTCAAAACGGCGGCGGGTACAGGCGTGGTGGTGCTTGCTGGTCAGCGTCAAGGCGTGCTGTGTGACGAGACCAATGTACTCGCGGATCGTATTGGCGGTGAGATCGTGCAGGTAGTTAACTTCGAGACGGGCGCAGTAGCGACGGGAACCACCGCAATACCCTTCGACGATACGATCCCGCAGAATACGGAAGGCGACGAGTATATGACGCTGGCAATAACACCCACTTCCGCATCGAATTTATTGCGCATAGACTGTGTCGTTAACCTAGCCACCAGTTTGGCCGGTGGTCAACTAGCCGCCGCACTGTTCCAGGATGCGACGGCGGGTGCGTTGGCTGTTTGTGCGGCTACGGGTCAAGGCGGTGATAAGCCTGAATCTATCTCAGTGACCCACTGGATGACGGCGGGTACTATCGTCGCAACAACTTTCAAAATCCGGGGCGGCGGCACTGGCGGCACTACGACTTTCAATGGTTCGGGCGGCTTGCGGTTGTTCGGCGGCGTCATGGCCTCGTCTATCACTATCACAGAATACACGGCGTAGGCTATGATCGATCAAGCACAAATTCTCACCATGCTATTAACAATCATCGTTGCGCTGTTCGGCGTATTAACTGTGATCATGGGCTGGATGGGCAACAAACTATACAACCGGCTCGGTCTAATGGCCGAATCAATGCACAATATCGAGACGGATCTACACGGCAAGATCAGCGACCTTGACCGTCGTGTGACGATAGTCGAAACCCGATGCCCGCACACCCCGGAGAATCTGAATGTTCAAACTCAGCGATAACTTCTATGCCGCCGAAGTCAGCAAATCGTACATCGCGCAACGTAACGGCATCGACAACACACCGCCGCCCGAGGTACTCGCGCACGCCAAAGCGTTGGCCGTGAACTGCCTACAGCCAATTCGGGACCATTTCGGCGTGCCGTACACCCCGCAAAGCTGGTACCGGTGCGAAGAATTGGAAAAACTCGTAACGAAAAACTCCTATCCGAAATGGCTGCGTAAAAAAGGGCTATCCGATAGCGAAGAAAACTGGGCGCTGTATTTCAGTCTAAAGTCGCACCCTGAGGGTGAAGCATGCGACATAGAAGTGCCCGGCGTGGCTAACGATGATCTGTTTGGATGGTGCGCGGACAATCTGGAATTTGATCAGTTGATCCGGGAGTGCGCTGTACCCGGAGACCCGACCAGTGGTTGGGTGCATATCTCATTCCGCGAAGGCAATAACCGACGCGAGGTGTTCTCGTTGTGAAATATCCGGACTGCCCGCACGTCGAACTGATTG